TGACATTCATGCGGGTAGAAGTCGTGATTGCAGTGCTGACACACATATTCGTCACGTTTTCTTACATCGTTTGACCAAGTAATCAGCATTTTATTACAGAACTTTGTCGGTTCTTCAGGAAGGCCACGTATTTCTCTTAACTTCTTTGATAGATGTTTTCTTGTAGCCATTGTATGTTTATGACCGGCAAAAGGTTTATTAGGTACAGTTGTACCATTTCTTCTGTTTTTGCTCATGTTTTCAGAAAGTTTTTTTCTTGTGCTTTCTTTTATTCCTCGTTTAAAACGATTTTTTGTTGAGCAACTTGTACAAGGACGACCATTTTTTATAGCCAAGGTAAGCGCATTTTTTCTTTTGTATGTTAGTTTTTCACCGCATTGCGGGCAATCTCTTGTAAACATCATAATCACCCGTTTGTTTTGAGGGAAGCGTAATCGTAGTAAAATCTGTTGTATTGTCCTAGTTGGAATTGTCCTCTTTGGACTAAACTATCAACATGGTCAACATATCTCTTTTCGAGCTGTTTGACTTCTTTATCGAATCTTGCGCGATAGCTCTGCGCATTTGATATGTTGCCTGTCTTGTCATATAGCGTTTCCAGAACTTTATAGACAATTAACTGGTGAAATTCGTTTGGCATCTGAGGCGTATCACTATCAAAACCTAAAAGACGAGGCTTGTAGTAATATCTTGCCACACCTTCTCTTAGAAGTTGCTTATCAACTTGTGAATAGTTAGGTCCGGAAGGCTGTTCGGTAACTAGTTCGTCCCATGCGTCGACCCGCGGGTACGGGCGAATGCGCTGATGTTGACCGTCATATTCGATATAAACTGGGTTACCAGAATCGATGGAAGCAAGATAATCAACCTGAATAGTACCGGCTGTATCTGCAGCAATCATAGGTTCAAGATAAGTTCCACCTGGCTGGTTTCTAATTGCTGCGGCTGTATTAAATGCTTTCCAGATAGGCAGTCCTAATCTTTCACCGGTTGTTCTGTTAAAGTTGGCGTTCCAGAAAATCTGCTTTCTGTAGCCTTCATACTGTGTCGGAATTCTATCATATGATTGCCATGAATCTGCAACGATTGTTTGATCGTCCCAAGACTTAAATTCGATAACTAAGCTTTTAGTAACAGTTTGTCCCTCTGTGAACAGAATGGTTTGAGGTTCTGATAGAGCACCGATCTTGTTGTCCTTAACAAAAGCCCAGCACACCTCAAGGTAGGTGTTAAACGGAAAACCAAAAACTAGTCCGTTGTCTACTTGTGACAAAGAAAGTGTTTCAGCTGGTGGAATAAATTTGTTTTCTGACCAGACATAAGCTTCAGCATAACTTGCAGCGTAGTCCATTCTAAGATTTAGTTGCTCATCACGTCTGGGCATTAAGCCTATTAGTTTGCCATAAGGAGGAAATCTTCCAGTGCCTCCGTTAGAATTAGGAATATCTCTGTGTGATAAGTTTAAGAGCTCGATGCAGTCCTGAGGTAGATCGTAGTATCTAAACTTTATTTTCCATGTTGTGTCAGCCCCTGCTGTTGTGCCGTGAAACTGTTCTGTAAGTAAGATTTCTGTAGGTGATACGACTTTAGAGATGATGTATTCGTAGTTCTGTATTTCTATTGGCTGACCTTCCCAGATGGTTGTCAAACGAAACAATGTATTGCTGAACTGGACTTGTCTGCTTCCCTTATTGACTTGAGCAGCAATTGCAAGACCGGTTGCAATGTCAATATTTCTTTCAGGGGTAATATCAGGTTCAAACTTAAAGAAATATTCTTTAAATGCCCACGTCCATCTCTTTGTTGTCCAAAGAAAATGATATGCATCATTGATCATATCATCAACCTGATCATTATATTGCTGTAAATCTGGTGAATAATCAGTTATGTTCTTGATCTTTTCACGCAGAGCACGAAGGTTTGCCATCGTATCTCCTGTTTTGTTTTAAATATATATCACGTCAAATGGGTTTTTAAAAAAGAAATGCAAACAGAAAAGCCCTCCCCTCCACGTGGGAAGGAAGGGCTGACTGTTATGTTTATATTTCAGTTATCAGAAGCGACCGATAACAAAGACGGTGGTAAGACCAGCGCCTGCACCTTTGTCCTCCATGCACTGAGCAACAGGCACAGATTCTGAAAGCGGAGCAGCTGGAGCAACATCGTCTAACTGACCAGCAGTACCGGTAAGGTAAAGAGCATTGCCCTTAAGAGCGTTTGCATCGACCTGTGCTTCGCAGATACCACGAATACAAACGTCAACTTTATCACCGGAAGCAGCAGCAGCAGTTAGTGCAACACCGACAGCGAAGACTGTGTCATTGGAGCCGGTATCACCTAGTGAAACTTTGATGCCTTTGTCGCCATCACCAGTCTGAGAAGCGTCAAGTGAAACAACCTGACCGATAGCAATAGGTCCGGTAGCAACGAAAGTCTCAACTTTACGTCTGTTCAGGGTGGCAACACCAACAGCCTCAGGGGCTCCACCAGGAAGTGCGCTGAACTGCTCGGTCTCAAGATACTGAATTAAATCTGAAGTAGCCATTTTATTTATCTCCTTTAGTTAGTTAGTTAGTTATCAGACGTTGACTAGTACGCCCTGACCACCAAGGAAATCAGCTACGAGCTGCACCTTGACATAGAGCTGAGCAGCACGAGCGGTAGTACCACTGATGTGCTCAAAGGGTGAAACAGCGAAATCGCCATCGGTGTGGAAGACCAACTTGATACCGTCATAGTTCAGCATGTAAGCGTCACAGTTGATTCCAGGACCGACTGAAGAAGCGAAGCCCATCTGTGGGTCCTGCTCACAAAGAGCACCGTTGAATGCTAGACCCATACGGCCGCCGTCGAGCTTGGTGCTATCGATGTAGCGCTCCTGTGTGAAGAGAGCGTTACGATAAGCAGCCAAACCAGCGTTGGACATGATGACGTGGGAAATATCGCCGCTTGGAGCAACTGAGTTAGCCGGAATGTAGAGCTGGTACATGTCATCGAGGGTGAAAGCACCAGAAGCATTGCGGAACTGGTTGAGCCAGCCGGGAACTGGGAAGGTGGTCTTGGAGATTCCACCAACGGTGTTGTTCTGAGAAGCAGGGGCAGTGTGCTCTAGGAAACCGGTAGCGGAACCAGAACCACCAGCAGCATCGTCGCCGTTGAGGGTGTTCAGGTTGGTGAGAATTGTTGAGTTGTTAGCAAGAATCTGACCGTTGAGCTCACGACGAAGCATACCCATAACGGACTTCATACGTGCTTCAACAATCTTGACGATTGCGAATTCACCGCTGTTCTCCATTTCTTCTTTCTTGGTCACGACGATAGGAGCGGTAAAATCGCACCATTCGTAGATAGCAGGACGAAGAACGTCGTTCACCGCGAGGGAAACGGGCTCATAGCCTGTGGAGAGCTGGGTAATAGTTGAATGCTCAGCGATTGATAGGGGACGCTGAATCTTGATGCCGCCGGGAATGGTTTCGACACCGCCTGCTTTCTTGACACCGTCAAGGAAAGCCACTTTCTGGTAAAGCTCGTCGACCTCAGAATCTCTGATGCTGTATAGGGTCGAGGAGAGTAGATCATTTGAAATAGCCATTTTGTTTTCTCCTTAAAGTTAGTTGTTTTGGCTTGAATAAATAAGTTTTCAGTTATTCGCACGATGCGAGTCTGTTATATTTGTTCCGCCATTTTATCTAACAGTGGTTCTTTTGGCCAAAGAGTCTGAGAGAATGGCAGGGAGAACCTGCGCCATTTAAACTATATATATGCTGAAACGAAAACTAATAAAAAAAATCTTAAAATATTACCACTTTTTGCATGACCAATATCTGGCCGTTAGTTTATTTGCACGGGTGGCTGGCTTATCACACTGATGACGTGCTCTAAAAGACTTGCGTCGAGCAGGGTTTGACTTCTTGATTTTCATTCCGGCAGCTCCGTACTTAATCAATTTTTCTTTGCCCTTCTGACAAGCTTTCACAACAAACTTCTGTTTACCATGTCCGCTCTCGCCTTTGCGAATACGTCTGGGTTTATTGCATTTCATCTTTTTCTTGTCATAAGCCATGATTTCTCCTGAGCGTTAAGGTGCCACGAACCATATAGAATATATAGGTCCTACTTTAGTCCTTGTGCCTTATGGAATTGAAAAGCTTCCCATGCTGACTTGAACTTAGGCGTGCCTTTTGGTGCATTTCTTGAGCCCGTACCTGAACGCTTGATGGTATCTCTCTGCTGCTGTTTTCTTTCAGCCAGTTGGTTTTTCTGTCGTTCAACTTCAACAGCACCAAGTTTTGCTTTGGTGATATAGAAAGCATCTTCCAGTTTAAGTTCAGGACGAGATTTAAGAAGATTTAAAATCTCATTTCTATATTCAACAGACTGAATTTCAGGGTTGTCAGCCTTAAACTGTTCCAAAGCCATTTTTCTCTGCTGAACTTGAATCTCTTTTTGTGCAGGAGCTAACATCTCTTTCATCATAAGTGCAGCCTGACGTTTAATCTCGTTCTTCACACCTTCAGAATCAAACAAGTCGTATTCTGTTTCAGTGTCAATATTTGCCACCTGCTGTGCCAAAGAACCGTTCATCAAACGTTCTTGATTGCGTGCCATCTCAGCTTTTGATGCTTCCAGATCTTTTCTCATCTGAGCGATTTCTTGTGTCTTTCTGGTGTAATCTGATCTGATATTAGCTAAGTGTTTTCTCACATCTTCAGGAACATGCTGCAGCCAGTGATTGATCGGCTTCATTCCTTTGTGTGTTTCTTCGGTTGCAAATTCTGTAAATTCTTCTCCACTAACATTCATTAAATCGTCGATTGTTAGATTGTCCAAATCTCCAATTGCTTCATCTAAAGTTTGCTCCTGAGGTGCTGCTTCTGCAGTCTCTACAACCTCGGAAGTAGTGTCATTGACAGTTTCCATCTTGGTCATCTCCTTGTTTATTGATGATTTCTATTTCTTCTTTTAGTTGTTCCATCGAACCTTTCAGACTATGTCTGAGCAATACGATCATTTGATCTATATTATCAAGATGTTTCTCAATGAAAAATATACATCTCTCTAATTTTAATAATTGATCGTTTAAACTATGACTTTCCATATTTCTTCTCCAATTCCAAACATATTTTCTTTGTCAGTTCCAGATAATCTTCGACTGACATATCTCCTCGTGAATAGCCAATTCTACACTGAGGAGGTCGGTCCTCATAGATTGAACATTTGTTGTCAATCAGGAGAGGACATTTGATAGCCTTGCAGCAAGCACCGCATGACCAGCAATCATAATCTAACTGCCAGTCATACTTCACTTTTTCTTGTAGCCCTTCTTCTTCTTTTTAGACTGAGAAGCTTTAACGGCACGAAGTCGTTTCATTGCAGCTTTTTTAGTCTTAGACTTGCCCTTGACGTTTTTTATCTTATAGCCACCTTTTGATTTATAGACCGGCATTAGAGGCGCTCCATCATCATCATGTCCTCTTCTTCTTCGGACATAGGCATTTCTTCTTCGTATTCGTCCATTTCCTCAGGCTCTTCTGCTTCAGGTGCCTCTTCAGCAAGATAGCGCTTAAATTCTCTGTCCTGAGAAAGCATGTCAAGCTTACCAGCAATAGTTAGAAGTCCAGAATCATCACGAATCTGTGAAAGATCGATCATCATTTCAGGTGAAACAACATCATCTTCAATGGCTTCCTCAACAGCAGCTGAGAACATTGCAAGAACACGTGTAAAATCAGTAGGCAGCTGATTGGTATCTTCAACTTCAGGGTAGTCAGGTGTCTGTCCAAACATGGGAAGAAGTTTATTTGTGGCTCTGACAAGAGGCTGTAGTCCTCTCTGTGTAAAGTCACCTTTTGGTGCCATTGCCTCAAACATTTCCTCGTCAGCTTGTTCAGCCATCGCGACATCTTCAGCTAAGTAATCTTCTCCTGCTGGAGCGCCAATACCGATCATAATAGTTTTTTCCATGAGAATATCTCCTTTAAGTTTAAGTATATATCAAGTTTCTATTTTATCATCATAAATTTTGTCAAGTGTGCCGTCAAGTGCTTCTGATGCAGGGAATGCTACCTCAACAGCTTTTTCAGCAGAACCGGTTTCTTCAAGTGTCTTCTTGTAGATTTCAGATTTTTTAGCACGTTCGTCTTTGCGCCACTGAAGGGTTGATTGTGTTTTTTCGTACCAACCTTCACCCAAATCTTTCTCGTTAACAAAGCCACGAGCTTCCATAATCTTTTGTTCTTCGCGTTTGTTGGCAACTTTTCTACCTAATGCCATGGAATACATTGTATGTCCCATACCATCAGACCAATTTCCGTGCCAAGCATTAGGTGTTTTAGCTGGCATAGAAATAAGACGTGTCATTGCCATGGAGCAGGGTGTACACATGACTTCAACATTTTTTAATTCTGAATAACTTAAAATATGTTCATCAGATCGTCCACAATTGGGACATTTAAATTCATAAATCGGAATGACAGCCTCCTTTATAAATAGCCATTTATTTTGTGTTCTTCCCAATGGCAGTCATGACATAGGGTAATTCCGTTGTCAAGAAATAGTGACCATTCAGGGTGTTTATGTTTTGATAGTATGTGATGGGCATGTAGTTTATTTGTTGAACCGCAATAAACGCAACGCTTATTATCTTTCTTTTTAACTTGACGTGACCATTTATTATATTCTCCTCTTTTGCCCATTGTCCAGGAAGGAGCATCTTGATTATATTTCATGCCACGGCTTTCTAAACGTTTTCTAATATGTTCAGGTGATTGTTTTCTACCTTTCATAGAACTTTGCCAAGTTCCTGCCTCTATAGCTTTTTTAATACCCTGTCTTCTTTTTTCAATTAAATCAGGTGTTTGTCCACACTTTCTACAAGGTCTATTAGTTTTTAAAGCTCTTTTTAAATTCTTTTCTGAACTGTGTTCAATGTCTTTACCACATTTAGGGCAATTTCTTTTATGAATCGGCATTAAATTTCCTCCAAAGTCTTGCAAAGAATGCCACTGATAATGCTTCAGCAATAACTAATATAAACAAAACTATCGCACACGTCTTAATCATTTCTTAGACTTCTTCTTTGTTGTCGTCTTCTTCTTCGTAGACTTGCGACCTTTGATGATATCGGCATCAACCTTAGCAGCTTTGCCTCCAGTGAGAGCAGATTTGACACGAGCAGCGGCCCACTGATGTGCGGACACGCCCGGGCGACTACCAGACGATGCGTAGGCCGCGAGTCCACGGGCATAGATTCGCTTAACTTTGCTGGGAGAAGAACCGTATTTTTTGGCCATTCCTGCATAATCAACTTTTCTTTTTGCTTTTGGCACGTTTCCTCCTGACTTTAGCTTCCATGTTTTCTCTCATTTTAAAAGCCTGCTTCTTTTTGCCTGCTTTATAAAGAGCTGATGCTTTGCGTAGTTGCTTTGCTCGTTTGCTTCCTTTCGGAGCGCCGTATTGTTTTGGTAATGCTTTGCGTTTTTTCATCGTTCGAGTGTTGCTCCAGGTCTTAAAGACTGAGCAAGAAGCTCTGCCTCAGATTGTTGTGTTCCAACGCCCATCTCCATTTGTGAGATATCAGCAGCACTGGGTGATGGTGCGTTGGCAGCTTGTTGAGCAACCTCGAGGAAATCTTTTGGTAGCTCGTATGCTCTAATAATTTCTTCAAGCATCTTTCGTGCATCAACACCTAAGCCCTGAAGTGTAGGTAGAAGGTTGAGCAAGTTCTGCTTCTTTAGAGCATCTGACAGTGGGGTGCTTCCTTGGTCCAGTGCGTTGATGGTAAACTTCGAGTCGAGTGAATCGGCTGTCAAGACCTTTGCACTTCCCTTGACATCAAGCACAACAGATTCACCTTCTTCACATAAGAGCGAAATTAATCTGAGATAGATAAGTGTAATATTCTCGATCATTCCATCTCTCTCGCGGGCAAGTTTTCCGACTTCTGAAGCGGTGTATGTGGCCAACGCTGTAATCTCAGTGGCTGTGGCTCGTGTGGCTTCACCTCGACTGAAAGGT